TTAATGTTAGTGAATGATACTTGAATTTGGAGATTGTATTGACCAACCATACCTGGTGCTTCGATATCAGATAAATTAAGATCTTTTCCTGGCATCAAACAGATGATAGAACCAGTACCAGCACATTGAGTACCGCCAGCAGACAATCCCAATGGATTAGTAACTCCATACCAATCTGGCCAGCTCATAGTTAGACCATTTTGTACTGAAATTTCCCATAATTGAGCTGAAGTAGCTGAACTAAACAAACCTGCATTATTGTTCCAAGTGACATTAATACCATCAATTCTAGCAAAACAATCAGGTTGCATGATACTAGCTTGGCCTGCTGGAGTAGCGGCAGTAAATCCAGCATTAAGGACAGAATCAGATTGTTTAACATAAATAATAATCTTAGATGGAATAGCTTGTAATTGTAAATTGTTAGTAGCTACATTAGATAAAGAAGCTCCGGGAAGAAGAGGAGCATTTTGTACTGGATTAGTTCTATAATTGACAACATTGTAATATGGATAAATAATTTCATCAGGAATAACATCAGTCAGTCTTGGAGTAATGTAAAACAATTGTAATTCAGCAGATTGATAATTTACATTGAGGCTAGTAAGTGAATTAAGAAGAGAATTACCAACCATATATGGGCATCTAGACCACATTCTTTGCAAGTTATTACCGAAAGTCCAAGTAAATTGTAATTGATTGATATGAGTCAAACCTCCTGCTTCACATCCATCCCAAATAAATGGTGGAAGAACAACATATTCATAGAAGTCAACTTCAATAGTTCCAGAAGCTGCTGTTGGAGCAGTAGAACTTTGGTTAACTGGACCAACTACCCATTTCCAAAAATATTGGCCTCTAGATGGATTTGCTGTATTATTACCAAATGGATTTAAAACATTAGTATTCAAACCAAGACCACATCTATAATCTTGAACATTATCATCCATAGCCAAAGCCAAACTAGCAAAGCCATTTCTTTTAATAGTATCGGAATCAAATCTAGTAAGAGCATGAATCATTTGACTCAATTGAATAGAGTCACCAAAACCATTGATTGCACAATTTAATTGAGTGGTAACAGAACTAACAGGCCAAGCTCTAGGGGCATCATATTCAGGCAAAACTGGTCCTTGTCCATCTAAAGTGGGTCCAACAATAGATTGAGTGAATTCAAATTGCCAAGTAGATTTAAGAATAGCAACTCTATCCAAAATTGTATGATTAGATGGAGGATTAGTAGAGAATGTCAAATTTGTATTGGTTCCACTAGATGGATTAATCTTATAGGGAGTGATTTGATTTCCTCCTCTTAAAATAGCAAAGTGTCTTTCATTACCCAATTTCATTCTGGGTTCATAGACAGCGAAAGCTGAGACTGCTGGTGTAGCTAAAGCCATTTTTTCCTATATTTTAAATGTAGAATTAATATCAAACTATATTTAATACTAAGATATTAATTTTAACTCTAAATTAACTTGTAAATGTTGTCTTCTTGAAGAATGCAAATTCGATTATAGCTACTTGATTTATAGGTATATCGACTGGATAAGAGAATCCGTATTGATCAACCCAATATACACTAATATCGACAGTGCTTATAGCATTTTTTCCGAACATGTTTAGTAATTTGTATGGTCCTTGAGTGATGTATTGTAATTGTCCTCCAAGTAATTCAACACCAGAATCGAGGATAGGTTCGAATGAGCTTAAAGTACCTTGAACACTAACGATTGATTGATTAGATCTAGATGTATTACCTAAAGTTTGTACATTACCAACAGAGTATTGTAATCTAACAGGCAAGAGGTTACTAACAAGAATAAGACTTTTGACAGATAACCAATTAACAAGAGCAGGGAATTGTTGAGTCATGATTAAGTAATCATTTTTGATAGGATCAGCTGGGTTAGTAGGTACTCCAGGGAAGACAGGGTTATATACATTGTTACCATCCCATCTGACGATGATTCTAGTATCCATACCGTTGGGTTGGTTATATCCTAAATATTCTTCACTTAAACCGCTGAAGTAAGTGAATAGAGCTTGGTTCATGTAGATTGATACTTTATTAACAGAATTTTCATCATAATTAGCATATTGAGCGACAAGAGAAATCCTTTCATTGATTGGGTCAAATTGGAATCTAGGAGGTTCACCACCAGCGGGTCCTCCTCCAGGTAGATTATTATAAGCATCTTCGAGGGCTTTGTTAACCATAGTAATGAAATTGTTGTAAGTATAAACAAAATAATAAGGTGATTTAGGTCCGGATGAAGAAGATACAGAAGGAACTGGGATATTTGGTTGTTCAGTAACGAATTCAACATATTGTTGAGAAACAGTTCCATTGTATTCCAAAGTAACTGAGTAAATAGTTAAGTTAGGATCAGTGTTAGGTGGTGGTTGAATTTCAGCGATAAAGATGGGTATATTTTGAGTAGGGATGGTAAATTTGTTAATGGTCATGTAGTAATCATGAGGATTATTCATGATAGGTTGAGTTAATTGTTCTTGATAGACTGCACGACTGATTCCTTGTGAATCAGGGTTGTAACCCATTTTCACAGTCATGTAGAATTTATCATTTTGTTCTTGAGTAATTGATAGACTCATATTTTATTAAATTAGATATATTATATGGTAATATTTTAATATTGCCGTATATTATAACATCAAATAATTAAACAACGTTAGTATACATTGTAACAATAAAATCTGCGTCTATATCATTTCTTCCTGTGATCTTTTTAACAAGTTTTATATTTTTCAAAATAAAATTCTTATATTCTTCTAGATCCATTTTTTTCATTAAACATCTAACGACACAATGTCTACCACAAGTATTAACATCATCATTTTCTTCCTGGAATTGGTATTGATTAAATTCGAGATGGTAAGGGGAGTCGAGTAGTAATTCAGTTAAATATCCATAATCTTGATTTTTTCTTTCTTTAAGTGCTTCACCTTCATCATCAGAATCAACAAATTCAAGTTCATCATCGATCATTAATCCATAAGGGTCAAAGAATTCAACTGATTTTCCTCGTTTAGTTAAACATACATAATGGCCAAAATTCTCTGCGGTAAAATATAGAATTATACAACAATCGTATGGATCTAGTAGTTCATCAACTGAAGAATATCTCTTTATATCAGAATACGGTATATAATTAATTTTACCATCTAAAAGTTTCATAACTTGATCAGTGCTTAATGGTTCTTCTTCAAGTCTTTCAATCTTATCTTCCAAAGGTTTTAGATTGATTATATCTTCCTTAATAGTACTTACTCCCAAGCCTAAATGAGCTCGAGAGGCGATGTGCATAGCTGTGTTGTTCTTATTCATTATTTCCAAGTATTGCTTTCAATAATTTATTATTTATATCTTCACATTTTTTATGTAGCTCAGATTTCTTATGTTTAGCTGAACCCGATCTAGTATATATCTTGCCACATATCTGACACTTTACTTTATCTTTAGGATGGCACTTATATTCATCTTTGAGATATGGTTCAACTACATGTGCCATTCCATTTTGTGTTCTAGTCAAATATGCTTTGAGTCTAGCCTTTTCAAGAGGGCTAGTTGCTTTAGCTAGTCTATCAGCATCAAGTTCAAAAACCGACATAATAATTTCTTATATTATACTATATAATATATAGAGAATGTTATCTTTAATTAAATATCCAGGAGCAATCCCTATTGCTCAAGTAGAGGGAGGAACGATGTCGAAACAAAAGATCTATATAGTAGATAACAAATATAAAGGATATAAAGGGATAGGTGAGAAGTTTTTTAAGTTGACTGATAATGATGGTTATATAAGGCAAATTCCAATTGAGAAGAAGGACAATAGAGAGATACTTTATATAGCGGGTCCATCAGGAGCAGGTAAATCGACATATGTGAATGGGTTTGTTAATAAGTATATGAAGAAGCATCCTACAAATGATGTATATTTATTTTCGAGAGTGGGTGATGATTCATCGTTGAAGGATATAGAACCGATTAGAATAGATATAAACGAAGATTTGATAACAGATCCGGTTGATATATTAAAGGAATTGGAAGAAGGAGATATAGTAATTTTTGATGATACAGATACTTTATCAGATAAAAGGCTACTTAAAGCCGTAAATCAGATAAAACATGACATTTTAGAAACAGGTAGACATAAAAAGATATGTTGTATAATTACATCTCATTTGATTAATGGGAATGATAAGAAGGATATGAGGACAATATTCAATGAAGCGCATACTATAACAATATTTCCACAATCTGGGAACAAGTATGGAATGAAGTATATGTTAAAGAACTATTTAGGTATACCTACAAAGAGGATAGATGAATTATTAAATACAAAATCTAGATACTTAACATTTTCAACAACAGCTCCAAATTATGTAATATCAGAGGATAAAGTAGAATTATTATAATCTTGTTTAATAATATAATTGAATATAG